TTAGTTGTTTTTCGCGGTCCTGGCATTAAAATTCCTCTATTAGTTAGTTCGACAAGTGTGGAGTCGATATATCTATTGTATAGCACTCGTTGTCCGAATGCAAGTGTAACGGGTAAAATTTGATGGTTTTTAGTATAGATAAATATATCATGTGAGATTACTATTTATACAAATAGGTAAGTCTTGGGAAATATTTGGAGAACATGTAAATGCCAGAAGATAAAGGCCGTGAAGTTGCTGACTGGAGAGTAAAATTATCATTAGCCACTGGAGCTAACTATCTATATAAGGCTAGCAAACCTGGAATTCTAGCACCATTGGCCGCAACAGACGGGGTAGTCTTCCCATATACTCCTACAGTAAACACTAGTTATGTAGCAAACTATGACGGTGTTTTACCAACGCATTCAAACTATAGAATACAACAATATTCAAGCAGTTCAGTTGAGCAAGTTACAGTTACTGCTGACTTTACAGCACAAGATACATTTGAAGCAAACTATATGTTAGCCTGTATTCATTTCTTTAAGTCAATGACTAAAATGTTTTATGGACAAGATGAAAACCCAACAAGGGGTACTCCTCCCCCATTAGGATTCTTTTATGGACTAGGAGCATTTCAATTAGATAATCATCCAGTTGCTATTACTAATTTTACATATAACTTACCTAATAATGTTGACTATATTAGAGCAACAAACAGTGACACTAGCAGTTCTGGAAAATTTGCTACGGAAAACCTAATAGGCGGCCAATTACAACCAGGTGGAAATAGACCTCCAGCAACGTTTACTGATACGCCGGATCAAGCAATAACATATGTACCAACAAAGATTACTTTATCAATTTCTTGTGTACCTGTTATTAGTAGAAATACTATTAGTAATGACTTTAGTCTTAAAGAATATGCTACAGGCAAACTAATGCGTGGATCACAAAATAATAAACCGGGAATCTGGTAATGGCTTCAAATAATATATACCCACCAACAAGTCCGTATAACAAAACAAAAATTGTAGACGGTGAATACTTAGGAGTATTGGATAAGTACAATGCGATTCCAAGAGACCCATCAGATTCTTCTTTTACGATTACACCGCAATATGAATTTAGACCTGACATGTTAGCACAAGACTTATACAACGACTCACGTTTATGGTGGGTGTTTGCATCACGCAATCCTAACTTACTAGGACCAGATCCTTACTTTAACTTTAAATCAGGTGTGAATATATTTGTTCCTAGAATGGACACTCTCAAACGTATCTTGGGTATATAATGGAAGCCGAGAATCTTACAAATGACGATTCAGGACCAGTAGGCACAAGTAATGGTGAAGTCGATAATTCCGCTAAAGGCAATGAAAAAACAAAAAATGAAGGTACTGAAACAACAAGCAGTCCTAACCTTGAAGGCGAAGGTAATGCACAATCAAATGCTAATACCGGAAGCACAGATGCACCGGGCAGAAGATTAAAAAACCCATTAGGTAATTTGTCATCTTATACATATCAATTAAGTTTGTATATGATTACCCCAGATGCATATGATGCTTTTCAAGCATCTGGTAGAACAGAAATAAATGCACTCTCAAATGCAACCGGAGAAGCAGGTGCAGATAGCGGAGGAGCCTTTTTAATTGCTCAATCAGGTGGTGTCAACAATAATGAAGATCAAAGAGCACCTGGATTTGATTTAGATTACTATATTGATGAATTTCAATTAAAACAAGCAGTCAATGGAGCAGAAACACAATCATCTACTAATATGTATTCAGTATCATTTAATATTATTGAACCATATGGCTTTTCATTTAATACTAAATTAAAAAGAGCAAGTGATCAGTTGCAACAATATTTTAACGAAACCGGATACTCAGGCGGCGGCCAAATTGAAAACCCAAGCAGACAATTTTTTATTATGGGTATTAAATTTTTAGGGTACGATGCTAACGGAGAGTTAATAAACGGAAGAGAAGAAGAATTTGAAGGAGATATATTAGACAAGAATGCAAATGGTAACTCTATATTTCAAACATATTATGATATTAAAATTACTGGTATAAAATTTGAAATCGATGGTGGTGCCTCACGATATTCATTAACAGGTACAGCAATAGCACCCGGCACTGCATTTGGTGTAAAAAGAGGAAGATTAAATTCTACGAAAACAATTTCAGGTTCAACATTTGATGAAGCCATGCAAGGAGAAGATGGTTTGTTTACTAAGATAAACAAAATTGAAGCAAAAAAAGTTGAAACCGGTAACGCTGAATTTGAAAATAAATTTAAAATAGAATATATAGGTGACGGCTCAGATGCAATTAAAGATGCAAGACTTGTGTTACCTACAGATATAGATAAAGAAAAGTGGTGTGCTCCAGGAGGAGGACCATTAAACACAGAAGAATCAAATGACGCAACAGCCGCAAAGACAACACCTAATGATGCTCATCGCAAGATTGTATTTCCTGAAGATACCACATATTTAGAAGTATTTGATGAAGTTCTTAAGAAAAGTGGTTATATGTATGATGCATTAAAACAAATATATAAAAGTCAAGCACAGCCAGATTTAACAACAGGGGAACAACCTGCAGAAGAACCAGATAGTAAAACAAAAATTTCTTGGTATCATTGTACGCCAGTTATTCAAAAGGCTAAATGGGATCAAATCGTAGGAGACTGGGCATATGAAACAATATTTAGAATAGAAAAATACGAAACTCCTATTATTACATCATTGGCATCAAACCCAGGGTCGGATTATTATGGTCCACATAAAAGATATGAATACTGGTACACAGGAGAAAATAGAGAAATCTTAGAATACTCGCAAAAATTAGATAATCTATTCTATACCACAGTGTTAGGCGGTGCAGATGGAAATTTAGAAGACGGAGAGCAAAAAGGACAAGCAACAGGTGGAAACGCACAAGTTTCAATAGCAACTAATAAACCTGGACCAATGCCAACTTTTAATTCTCTTGGTGGAGGGTCGGCAACACAAAATCAATATGTAACAAGTTTATATGCACCAGGAGATTATGCTACTGCAAAAATTAAAATAATGGGAGATCCAGATTTCTTAGTACAAGACGGCCGAGGTAGCCCAGATGATGTATACAGTAGATGGTATGGAAGTGATGGATATAGAGCCAGTGCTAATGGAGGACAAGTGTTCATTGAGATTGACTTTAAAGAAGCAGTAGATTATAATAATGAAACTGGTGTTATGGATCTTAATAGTTCTATTTTATTTTTTAAATATCCTTCTAAATTTGAAGAAGTAATTAAAGGTGTAAGTTATAGAGTAATTACTATTGATAGTAATTTTTCTGAAGGGAAATTTACACAGACTTTATCATGTGCGATCAACACATTCGCAGATGCCGAAGAAGAAGCAACAACAGGTGAAGCAGATGCAGAGGTACCAGTAGAGGAACCCGCACCAGAAGGAAATAACGATACATAATGGCACAAGATATTTTTAAGCCGAGAGGCAAAACTAAAGCAAGTCAACCAGGAGCTGGTGTAGCATCAGTTTATCCTGTACCTGTTATAGGTACAGTAATGAACAATGTTGATCCTAGTTATACAGGTATGCTTCAAGTTTATTTGTCTGAGAATATGGACAAAGGTGCCTTTGATTCAGACAATTGGATATGGGTAAAAAGACTTGCAGGATTTGCAGGGCAGACTGAAGGCATAGGTCCCTCAGACTCTTTTGGAGAATACGTAGGTAATCCAAGTTCATATGGTCAATGGAACGCACCACCGGATAAATTAACACAAGTTATTTGTATCTTTGTAAACGGCGATCCTAACTATGGATTCTATATTGGCATGAAGCCTAAGCCAGAAACATTATCAATGATTCCTGCTATAGGAGCCTCTCCAAATGTAACTCTTAATGAAGGGGAAGCATCGTCATATGGTGGAGCACCTAGACTACCAACTACAAACCTTAATGTTAACAACAAAGATATTGCAAATAGTATTGACTATCTTACTGTTGCAAAACCTGTACACAGTTATACTGCATCGATTATGCAACAACAGGGTGTTCTCAGAGACAAATACAGAGGCCCTATAGGTACAAGTGCAACAAGAGAAGCAACTAGTAGAGTAGGTTGGGGAGTAAGTACACCGGGTAGACCAATTTACGAAGGTGGTTTTACTGATGAAGATATCGCAAGTAACTTAGAGCAAAGTCCAGAAAAATATAGAATGATAACAAGACGTGGTGGACACTCACTTGTTATGGATGATGGAGACATCATCGGTAGAGATCAATTAATTAGACTGCGTACAGCATTAGGTCATCAGATATTAATGAGTGATGACGGGCAGATGTTGTCTATTCTACATTCAAATGGCCAGACATACATTGAATTAGGTAAAGAAGGAACAGTAGATGTTTTTGCTACAAACTCTGTAAATATTCGTACACAAGGTGATCTTAATTTACATGCAGACAACGATTTAAATTTACATGCAGGAAACAATGTCAATATTAATTCAGCCGCAAACACTAACCTTAACACTGACAAAGTATTCAGTCAACGAGTAGGAGAAGATTACAATCTTTATGCAATTAAAGATGCAAAAATAAAAACAGACTCAGCATTAGCAATAGAGGCACAAGGTCAAGTAGGAATAAAATCAACCGCAGAGATTTTTAATGAAGGATCAAAAATACATTTAAATGACGGAGCCGCTAGTTTAAGTCCAGCAGTTGTAGAGCCAATCGATATTATAAAACATCCAGATACATTATTTGATGAAACTAAAGGTTGGGCGGCCGCACTTGCTAAACTTCCTAGTATTACTTCACGTGCACCTGCTCATATGCCTTGGATGAATGCCAATCAAGGTGCAGATGTAGAAGTAGATCCAAGTGCTTCCGGATCTTTACCGGAATCACCGTCTGAAGAATTAGGAAATCTAAATGAAGGCTTAGCAGGTGATCTAGGCGGAGTTCAATTACCATTACCAAATCCAGTAGGAGCAGCCAGCATTGATGAAGTAGGAGCAATAAGCGGATCATTAGATAAAAATGCAACAGCATCTATGTTATCTGGAATAAAATCAAAAGCCGGTGGCGCCATTAATGGTGTTGCTGAGGGCATAGGCGGCCTTACTAATGTCGTAAACGGAGCGGCAACAAGTGCAACAGCATTAGCAGTAGGTGGATTTGGACAAACACCATCACAATTAGTCTCAGGTGGAACACTTAAACCAGGTACTGATACAATGATTAATGCTTTAGTAGATTCAAATGCAGGCAACGTGGTTACTGATGCTCTTAATACTACCGGGGGTAAATTAAGCGATGATGTAATGAGTTCAATAATACCAACATCTGCATTCTCAGGAGCATCTGGCGTAAATTCAGTACAACAATATACAGGCTCTGGCTCAGCACAAGCACAAGGGGTAGTAGCATCATTACAAAAAGGACAAAAAGCATTACAAACAGTAGGAGCAGTAACAGGAAAAGAAGCACCCGGAGCATTAGGATCAGTAGTTGCAGGAACAATGTCCTCTCTATCAGATAAAGGAAGTTTAGGAACAAACGTAGGAACTGTATCAGGCATTCTTAATAAAGCAACAGACGGTGGAGGACTTACAGGATCATTATCAGGTGCTGGCGGAGATGTATTATCTTCAATGAAAACTGGAGCTACATCAATGATGACATCTGCAATGTCAGGTGGAGAAGGTGGTATAACATCAGCATTAAGCACGTTGGGTGATAAACTTGGAGCAGAATTACCAGGAGTAGGTATAGACTTAAATATAGGAGCCTCAGCCTCATCATTCAAATCTATAGTGAATTCATTCCCTTCATTAGAAGCCGGAGTACCACAAGACCTAACTGCAATTGCAGGAGCAGCCGCGGCGAAGATTGCAGGCGCAAGTGCCGGCATGAGTTCAGCAGATTTAGCAGATCCAAGTTCAATAACAGGAGCACTATCAGATGCAGTTGGAGCAGGATCATTAGGAGATGTAGCCGGAGCATTAACTTCTGGTACAGGTGGAGCCGCAGAACTAGCACAAGCCGCAACAGGGGGAGCCACAGCGGCCATTACTGGAGCAGTAAATGACGTTGCAAGTATTGGGGCAACTGCTACGTCATTAACAAACTCTGGTGGACTACAAAATGCCGCAAATAAAGTACAACGAGGGGCAACAAGTCAAATATCAAGTACAATAGCATCTGGTGTAAGTAATTTACCAGGAGGACAAAAACTAGCAGAAAGTGTAGTTGACAATGCAAAAGGATCAGTTAATGCAATTGCAGATGGCCTAGGTCCTGTAACCGATGCACTAAGTGGTGTCGGAGCATCAGCATTCTCAGGAATAGATGCTGGAGGTTTAGTTGCCGCAGGTGAAACAGCATTAGGTAATCTTAGTGATTCATTCGGATCACTTACAGACTCACTAACAGGTGATGTAGCAGGAGCATTATCAGGAGCATTAAGCCCTGGAGCGGCAGCCGCATTAAAATCTGCATTGTCATCATTGACTGCTGGCGGCGGATCAACTATAAAATTACCTGTTGTTGCAACTAATACATATGATCGATCTTCTATAACAAGTTTAATTAGTAATGTACTTGGTAATCCTAAAATACCAAGACCAAATCTATTAGGAGAAATTCCAGCATCAGCACTTTCAGCAGTTGCCTCATTAACTGCACTGAGAAAAACTATAACATCTGATACTAAAGCACTTAATGCCGCATCACGTGATGTTGCTAAAAAACAAAAAGCAGTCTTTGAAGCAGAATCAAATTTCCCTGCAGGATCACTTGAAATTGTACAAGCAAAAGCGGCATATGAAGCGGCCGCAACTTCTCCTGCATATATTAATTTAGTTAACAAAGTTAAATCAGCAGAAGAAACATTCAAAATTCTTCCAATAGATACAGATCAGCATATAATAGAAAACACAAATCCGTTTAGTAATATTGAGCAAGAACTTGCTAATGCTTCAAGTAGTGCAGAAGGCCAAGCAGTCAATACACCGTCTGCTACTGAAGGGATATATGATCCTTGGTCAGTAAATAATAATGAGACTGTTTTGCTAGATCAATTGGTTTCAGTTGATCAATCTTTATATCAGGACAATACTTATACAAACATATATTCAACTATAACGCAACCGCCCGCACCTCCTTATATTCCTCCAGTTGAAGATGAAGGGGAAGATGTACCAGAAAACACAATCGATTCAATTGTAGGAGTCCCAACTGACGGACAAGGCGGTGTAGGACAAGATGTTTATACTTGGTGGGGATACAACGGTGAATATGCACAGTATGTGGGCGTCGGTTATGAAGGCGGATACGGTAGCGGTGGCGGTGCTTGGTATTGGGATCAAAGTGATGTAACCTGGAAACATAAATAGTATTATGGCAACTTACGTAGGATTTTCAACAATAAACGCAGACAAAACTAGAACTGTTAATCCTGTACCTGGAATAGATGGACAAGCAAATGGTATTACAGATCCTATAGTCTTTGGTAAAAAGTTTAAAATTACTGATGAACAGTTAGTTATACAAGATTTAGTCAATGCACTTAATATAAGACGCGGAGAAAAAGTCGGCCAACCTAAATATGGCACAACTTTATGGGATTTTATCTTTGAACCTAACACAACAGATGTGCAACTTGAAATAGAAAATGAAGTTAGACGAGTATGTGGATTAGATCCTCGACTTACTGTAAACACAATAAGTGTTGTTCCTCAAGAGAATGGCATATTAATAGAAGCACAACTGTCTATTAGCCCATATAATAATGCTGGAGACTTAGCATTATTCTTCGATTCGCAGACTAATACAGCCGCAATAGCATAAAAAAACTCGGTTTTTCCATAAAGATAAATACTTGAAACAGGGAAAAACTATGGCTACAAGTTCAAGGCAATCAGGACTCTTCGGAGTTAATGATTGGAAAGCAATCTACGAAACCTTTCGAGAGGCTGACTTTCGATCCTATGACTATGAGACATTAAGAAAAAGTTTTATTGACTACATACGTCTTTATTATCCTGAAACATATAACGATTATATCGAAAGTTCAGAGTTTATTGCTTTGCTTGATGTCATGGCTTTTATGGGTCAAGGTCTTGCTTTTAGAAATGATTTAAACACACGTGAAAATTTCATAGACACGGCCGAACGTAGAGACTCAGTAGTAAAACTTGCAGACTTAGTTAGTTATACCCCTAAAAGAAATACATGTGCATCTGGATTCTTAAAAGTATCCACAGTAAGAACGACTGAGAACATCACAGATGCTAATGGTGTAAATCTAAGTAATCAATCTATAAGTTGGAATGATCCTTCTAATAGTAATTGGTTAGACCAAATGAATACTATTTTCAATGCGGCTATGGTTGATTCACAGCGAATAGGTAGACCGGGAAATAGTTCTGAAATTTTAGGCATTACAACTAGTGAGTATGGAATACAACTTCCAGACAATACATCACCAATTATACCTTTTACTAGTCAAGTTGATGCTTCAGGAATGAACTTTGAATTAGTTAGTGCAACATCAGTCGACCAAGATTATATTTACGAGATTCCACCTGCACCAACAAATAAGTTTAACATGTTATATAGAAATGATAAGTTAGGTTTTGGTAGCCCTAATACAGGATTTATGTTCTTCTTTAAGCAAGGACAATTACAACCTTATAATTTTAATTTTCAACAACAAATTTCTAATCAAACAATTAACGTTGATATTGCAGGTGTCAATCAAACTGATACATGGTTATATCAAACAAATGCTGTTACGACTGAAGGAGTTACAACTACTACTTTTAATCCTTGGAAAGAAGTAGAAAATGTTTATGCAGATGCATATTTACAAACAGAGTCAAGTGATAAAAAAATCTTCTCTGTAGGATCACGTGTAAACGATGAAGTAACATATGTATTTGGTGACGGAGTCTTTTCAGAAATGCCCGTAGGTAATTTTAGAGCATTTGTAAGATCAAGTAATGCACTTACATATACTATCGACCCTTCTGAAATGAATGGTGTTTCTGTTTCAATGACTTATGTTGACAGAGTAGGAAGCAATCAAACATTAACAATGAACTTCACATTACCTGTTTCAGTAACAAATGCTCAAACAAGAGAATCATTATCAGCAATTAAACAAAGAGCACCGACAAGATATTATACACAAAATCGTATGGTTAACGGAGAAGATTATACTAACTTCCCGTACACTCTTTATAACTCTATTATTAAATCAAAAGCAATCAATAGAAGTTCTATTGGTGTATCTAAAAACTTAGATTTACTTGATCCAACTGGCAAGTATTCAAGTACAAACTCTTTCGGAGATGACGGAGCATTGTACCAAGAATCTAATGACGGCTTTTTAACTTTACAAGTTAACAATTCTTCAGATATTATTCAATTCTTTACTGATGATTTAGCATCAGTACTCGCATTAAATCGTGCTAATCAATATTACATTCAAAATTATACACGTTATGCATATCCAGGTACAGGTGGCGGCACTACTTTATATTGGAAAACAAGTTCAGTAGACTCATCAAGTGAAACAGGATATTTTTATTCACTCAACGGAACTGTAGAGCAACCTCAACCATTAGGAACATTTACAACTACTAATGTGAAGTATGTTACTCAAGGAGCGTTAGTAAAATTTGTTGCTCCAGTAGGTAATTACTTTGATGCAGACAATCGTTTAGTAGCAGGCACACCAACTGGCGGAGAAAAAACTTATATATGGTCAACAGTATTAAATGTTGTTGGTGATGGTAATAACAATGGCGAAGGCAAATTTGCAAACGGACAAGGCCCAGTTACATTAAATGGTTATGTACCAAACGGAGTAACAATAACAGAAATTATTCCTGTCTTTGATAACTCGTTGTCAAGCACGATTATACAACAAGCAATTCTTAAAATTGAATTACAACAAGACTTTACTTTACTCTTTAACAACTCACTATTGATTAACCAAGAACGCTGGTCAATCGGTGCGGCATCAAATGCAAATTACTTTGTTAAGTTTACTAGTTTAGGAAACAATCGTTACACAGTAACTTACAGATCATTAACTTATTACTTTGGTAGTGTTGCTGATACTCGTTTTACTTACAATAAAGATGAATTAGTATACGATCCGTTTACAGGTAAAATCATACAAGACTTTATTAACATGTTAGGTATTAACACAGTGTTCAATACAACAACTGCATTAGGTGCAGATACTAAAGTTAATATCTTAGGACAAACTGTTGAGTCAGACGGTTATGTAAATGACTTCCAAGTAGAAGTTGCCGCAACTGATGTTAACAACGGTCAATTAATTTTAAATCCAGACTTCTTTAATGATGTTACTGGTTATGTTAATAACGGGGCAAATATAGGAGTATATGTATTCTTTAGAACTATTACAGATCCTGTTAACTTAACAAGACAACTTATTGTACCTAATAGTGATGTTGTTTTTACATATGGAACTAAAAATCAAATTGAAATTGTAAAATATGAATTCCCTGTAGGACAATTATTTTATGCATATACTGATAATAAATTTTATAAGTCAATACAAGATCCTACTATAACAACACCTAATTATATTACAACTGAGCAGTTAGATTATTCAGTTAAATCAGGTAGACAAGGATTAGATTATCAATACAGACACAATGCTAATAACACAACTCGTATTGATCCGGCAACAACAAACATTGTGGATCTTTACTTAGTAACTCAAGCATACTATACTGCATTTAATAATTATATTAAAGACACAACTGATACAGTTAAGAAACCAAATCAACCAACACTTAATGAATTGAATACGGCATATCCAAAAGTACAAGATTTTAAAATGCTATCAGATTCAGTCATATTAAATAGTGTTACGTTTAAACCATTGTTCGGAGCGAAAGCAGATCAATCATTGAGAGCAACTATTAAAGTAGTAAAATCACAATCAACCAATGCATCTAATAGTGAAATTAGAAGTTCTGTGTTGTCAACAATGGATACTTATTTTGATATTAACAATTGGAACTTTGGCGACACTTTCTTCTTCTCAGAATTAAGTGCGTATCTACATGAACAAATAGGAGAACTAGTGAGTTCGGTTATACTTGTTTCAGATGATCCTGAAAAACTATTCGGTGATCTATATGAAATTAAATGTAGACCTTATGAAATATTTGTAAACGCGGCTACTACAGAAGATATAGTAATCGTACCCGCATTAACTCCTGCAACAATGCAGTCTTAAGGTTATAAGTAAAATATGGCAAAGATCAGAACATTAGAGTTTTTACCTGAGATATTTAAAACCTCTACCAATGCACA